CCTATATACTAGGAACCAGAACCGCCGGTGAGGCCGGACGAAAAGTGGTTAGCCCAGAAAGTGCTCAAGGCAAGATAATCAGAGAAACAGAAGAACAAATTGCAAGAACGGCTGGTGAGTTCCTAGGCGAAAGCGCTGTAGAGAAGCTCAGTAAAGCGCTTCATATGGTTGGTCAGGCCCTAGCAGGACAAAGATTTCAATTTCCATTGGTTTGGAAAAACAGTGCCTTTTCTCCATCTTACGATGTCACGATCACCCTCTATAATCCAAAACCAAAAGATCCAGAATCTACCAGGAAGTACATAGTTGGACCCTTAGTAGCATTATTACTATTCACGGTACCCCAATCCGAGGATGGTACCATGTATAGTTGGCCATTTTTGTGCGAAGCTAAATGCCCAGGAATCTTCTATCTTCGAGCCGGTTGTGTAACCTCCGTCAATATTACGAAAAACATAGAGCAATATACCGCTTATAACCAACAATTGGGCATCGTAGAGGTAAGAATTAGTCTCAGATCTTTGTACTCAGTTCTAGTCGATTGTGGGTCTACTCTAGGAGGAGCTCTTCCAAGACTCCACGACTATGTCGAAGTCATGAAAGAAACAAAAGAAACCCGCCCAGTTCATAGTCTTGGATCTTCACCTAGTGATCAAAGAGGAGGAAAAGGAGGCCGGTTAAGCCAGTTAGGGGCTTCTGCTCAACCCTTAACTAGATCTTCTGATTTTAACGAGGAGCCAAAGAGCAGAGTATCTCCACAGGACCAAGCCATAGCAAAGTTATTTTAATGTGCTTGGGAGTCCTATGGTTTTTTCGTGCTATTGGGAGTGGGGAAGAAGCATAGCTTATTCCTACAATATAGAACCAAGTACAACGCAATAAACCATCGGAATAAAGCCATTGTTTGGGAACTTATAGTATAGCCCCTAGGGTATAAGGCTAAGAGAAGATCTGTACAGAGTTCATCGATTTGTTGCTTAAAGTAAATAGGTTTCTTTGAAGTTTTAACTGATAGCAATCTTCGAGTAAAATCTAACATTTCTGGATTGCAAAATAGTCGATAGTCTTTAATCTCAGAAAATAACAAAGACAAAATAATTTCTAACTTATCTGTATAGGCGTGGGTTGATAATTTCTGGATAGATTTTCTCGCTAAATCAATTCCAATTCCAGTTCTATTCTTAGCCTGAATCAACGCTTCCTCGTCTATCGATGAGTAAATTGTAATCCTTTCCACTATGCTTCGAATAAAAGCTTTTCTTCGAACCTCGTTTGTAATATCTACCTGGATACCGAAAGGAGCCTGCTCTGGACTATAATCGGTTGTGACGGTGGTTCCAAGTTTCTTCCTTTGAATATCATAGTACATAGCCAGAAACGATTTCAAAGAAATTGACACCCTAGTTCTAGTCTCCCTCACAAGAAAACTAAACAGATTCGCACCCAAGATCCTATCTTTCTTGTTCAAGAAAGTCTTAAATTCTAGTTCATACTTCCTAGAGATTTCGGAAGCTAAGTGGTCTAAGGCTCCACTAATACCTCCTTTCTTTCTAAAGAGATGGGTTTTAGGAATGAGTTGTAAGGCGAGGGAAAAAGCATCTGGGTTACAGTACTTAAGGCTCTTATGCAAGAAATTCGAATAATGTAAAATTACAAGTAGAAGCAGCGAAGTCTTATACATGCTCATATCACCAACTGACAAAAAAGAGCCAGCCAAAGAAACTAAAAGATAAGAATCTGGATTTCGTTCTAGTTTCCAATGTTCTTTAATTTTACTTCCAGCAAAAAAGGAATCCATCGAGTTGAGGATAGCCGAAGGACTAATTCCTAACTCCCTAGTAAGTTGCAAAGAAAATTCTCTAAACTTTGGGTAGAAACACGCTCCAGATAAAGAGGCAAGATCCGATGCAGCTTTCTTAACAATTAAGATTCGTACATTTCTTTGGGTCGATATAGGAGAAGAAACAATTTTTGTAATTAGATCAAGCATCTTTTTTTGACTCTCTCTTTTCTATATGTGTGTAGTCTAGCATATGTATACTGTACATAAAAGTTCTTACGATTTAACTTGGCTAGATAATACGGTAATCGTTATGTCACTTTCTGTAAAATATAAGAACTCAGGAACATATTCTAACAGTTCCTGCTCGGATAAATCCTCTAGAGTATAATTATAAAAGATATTGCATCGTGGTTCAATAAGCCTAACGTGCTCCACCCCATCTATGTTATGACAGACATCAATAATTTCAGATCGAAACAGGCTTTTCTGAATTCCGAAACGAGACTTAAAGGACTTAACCAAAGTTTCCTTCACAGTAGGAATCAATAGAACCTCCGAAACTGGAGACAGAGGTTCCCTAACAAGTTCCAAAGAAATCTTTAGAGGAATCGTAAACTCTGGAACTACCCACCCTAGATCACCGAAAACGTATTTCTTCTTTTTACTTCGTACGTACACAATGTCATCTACCTTTGGCTGTATGAAGCTCCATTGCATAGTTGGAGTTACTTGCTCTAGCTGAGCGATCATATCTTTCTTACCTTGCCATGGTCCACCCTCAGCGCCCGAGACAATGTAACGATCTCCTACGGTTCCGCTTGAAGGAACTTGCTTTAAGTCCATATCCAACACATCTTGCTGTGTAACTCGATTGTATTGCATATTTCGCATAGTACCATAACAATTCGCAAATTTTAAGTTTACGAAATCAGTTAACATCCTGTACTTAGAAAATGTTGCGCTCTTTAAGAGTTTCTGAATAATATTTAGCTCAAAAGCCTTCTTGTCGATGGAATCATAATAAGATTTTAGAATAACAGGAACATCGTAGACGATGATTTTTGACACTAGATAGTTCCTCCTTCTTGTTTTTTATTGTAGTATGTACTTAGTTCCAATAGCTAACTTAGACCAATCTCCTAGCGAGTAGTAAGAACCGAATGGAACATCCCAGTAAACAAAGAAATCAGAACTTGGAATTTGCTCAGTTTTAGTCCCATCCTGAGTTCTGTAGGTTATTCGGAGATTAACTCCTGTTGATTGGTCTAGAACAAAAACGGTATTAGAATTATCTTCTTGCGTTTCTATGAAAAGGACAATTGGAAATACATCCCACGTAAAAGGAATAGTAACGGGAGAGGTAGAATCGAGAACATAACTCACTAATTCCTGTATTACTGGAGTAATATCAATGGTTAGTTCGATACTTGTGGTTGCGTCATTAAAAACAACCTCTTTCTCTACATAGGTGCTGGTTTTACTTCTAGAAATGAAATCTTGTGGAGAACTAAATAAATCTGGATGAGAACTCAGCTCAGCTCGGATTCGAAAAGTAACTTTTCGGTCCTCTTCCACTAAATCTTGGTCTAAGTTATTGCCCCCTGAGATAGGAACTAGGTCTATGGAATCAAATTTAGGAGTTGCTTCTTGAACTTTCATATTGATCTCGGCTTTTGTTAAATCTTGTATCCAAGACCAAGTGTAGCGAATATATTCGGTCGAAGTTTGAATCACTTCTTTCAGTCCTGTTGTTGCTTGGGTCCAACCCCTGTTGACACCCCAGTCAGACATGGAGCACGCAAGATTTAGAGAACTTCCATCAAACCAAAACACGTTGTTAAGATTATCCTCTCCAGCTGAACTATAGGCCATAGCGCCACCGTATCTAGAGTTCGAGCAACTAGCACCACCAGCAATTCTATCTAAAAGGGTCCCAATAAAACTTGCAGATCCGGAAGAAACTAATGAAAATTCCTCCATATCAAAATAATATTCATCTCCCGTTCCATCAGTTATTCCTCCAAATAAAGTGCAAGTATAAGGACTATCGTACACGTATGACCCAGCTCTGCTAGCTTGTAAAGATCCCCAATAAGATCCCACTCCTTCAGATCCCGCATACAAAACCTCAATATCCGATACATTCGCCACAATACTGGTAGTATCAAAAAATTGTGTCACTCCCCCAATAACAAAACAATCTCCAACATAACTTTCAGCCGCGTTAGAAATACCTCTCGCATATGAAAGAGACGCCGTACTGGTAGTTAGCGTTCGATCATCATAGAGATCCAAAACCACGTCCGTAAATAATGAGTTATCTACTCTAAAACCACCAACAACAGTAATCTTACCATACGCAGTAGTAAAAGAAACTGGCCAAAGAAGGCCATTACTTAAACTAGTAGTCCATGTAGACCAAGTATCATCTGGCAGATAATAGAACGTTACTTCTAAAACTGAGTCGGTTAGATCTGGAACCGTCGTGAATGCACTAAAAGAATCAACCCAACTATGTGATCCACCAATAAAAACCGCCTCGGAGCCTCCAGAAATGCATGAGGCAGTCCCAGCAAGTCTTCCACCCCAGTATAGGTCATTGTTTGTAACCAAGACCTCTTTAGTGGTAAAAGATATGATAGAGAGTCGATTAAAAGAGTAGCCACCTAATTCTGTGCATCCTCCATGAAAAATCCCAACATCGTACCAATGGACAGTCTGGACTTCTTCCGCTCTCCATAGATTTAATGGCCCAATATTGTATTCTCGGCCGTAAGGGGCTCCAGAAAAACGAAACCCCAAAGTGCTGCTCGATTGAACTCGAAAAGTGCTTCTCATCACAGGAAACAAGTCTACAGATAATCGAAAATTTGTAAGGGCTTTCGTTACTAGTTCGGAACTAATAATGGAAGTTGAATCCTCGACTACTAGAAAACCAAAATTAATCTCAGCTTGAATCTCTTCTCCTGTAATAGCCCTAGGGGTTGGAACAAGGTCAATATTGGTAAAAGATGTTTCAAAGAATTCGTCTGACCCCTCGCTAAGTTCAATTTCTGAGTTCGTATCCAAGAATTTAATCTTGCAAAACCACTTATAAGAATAATCTTCATTCGTTAATTCTGGAAGCTCATTTTGGTCTCTTTTCACATTAACTCGGAACTTTGTGGGACTTCCAGAATATGTAACAAAAGATATAAGGCCTGACTCATAATCCGGATTTTGATATATGACATTGGGACTTATGATTTGATTTTTAAGAGGAAGAAGATACTTGAACTGGTTAGACCTAGTACTGAATACTCCTGCAAAGATCGAAGTGTAGAATTCTCCATCAATTTTAAATACCTGATCGGAAGGAATAAAGAAAAACTCGTTACCAGGATCTAGACCAAAAGTAAAGTTAAAAGCAAGCTTCTCAGTCCTAAAAGGAACTAAGGTTTCTTGCATCTTAGACGTGATGATATCGTATGTTTCTGATTTCGCAATTATGTATTCTTGGATATCATTTATCTGAGTATCAGATCTTTTAAGAATAGGAATACACTGATCATAAGAGGTTTCTCGATCCACAACTTGAAGATTCTTATAGTCATTCGTAGAAACAAGCTTAAAAATAGTGCTTATATGTTGAAGAGAATTATAGCGAACCGTTTCTAGATCTTCTTCATCTTTCCCACCAGAACTAGGAAATGGATTCCCTACCATCAAAGATACGGTCCTAGAAACGGGACCATCTTGAACCTTAACTTGGCTTTGTAAACTAGTTATAGAATATGCTGGAACATTACCCATGGATCCCATAGTTTCATAGATCTTAACTCGGACTTTAGATCCAGGGGGAGGTTGTTTTCCTATAAGAGAGTTGCCAAAAAAGATTCGAACTAGTTTTTCATTTCCCCCAGTAGAAACTCTTTTGTAGACAAAACCCTCGCTATCTGATAAAAGAAGAAACAAACTACTATACTTCTTATAAGGAATCCAAGTTGCCGAACCGGTTTCTAAGACCTCAACCTCAACATCATATAATTGATTAGAATATAAGAAATCCATCGTTAAGAATTGGTATGGTTTTATATCAGAGGGAATTGTGGTAAAGTAAACTTTCTCATCTAATTGTTTAATAGAAGTTGAGAATATAACGTACGGAGCATCATTCGTGGTGGTATCTAGAACAAACGGCAAAGATTGAGATTCAGATGTATCTGGATCTATCTCGGTTACACTCTTGGGGTAGCCTCCAGAAATTTCTATTAGAATATCTTTAGGAATTCGAAATACAATGTCGTTCGAATTGTATTGAGAGGTAACAGCGGTTCCTTTTGGAATTTGAATTGTAATCTGAGGTGAAGCAAAATCTAATCTTAGAGCAATGTTTAGTTGCGTTTCGCTATAATATGCATTTTTAGGAGAGTACGCAACAAATGCTGCCAAATTATAGATGCTCTCTGGCAGCTTTGCTTGGGTAAGAAAAAACTCTCTGTACGAAACCAAAGAATAAAAAAGCTGGTTAATAGATAGTTCAGATAGAATCTTACATATAGAATAAATGACCGGAGTCTTAGAAACATCAATATTCTCAACTTCTAAGTAACTTTTTACATAGTCCCTAATGTAAGAATAGATTGTATCTTTATTTAGTGCAATCTCCTCGCTAACTAGCGAGACAGGAAAAGTTTTGTCAGACACAATTCTTTCTCCCCCTAGTTTAAGAAAACTTATGGAACTTTCATTTTACCTCTTTTCTACATACTACAAGCATCTGGGTTCAAAGATCCAGTAATATCGATATCTAAATCTGCTATCTGCTGAGTTAAAGACCCAGAAGAAAAATCAATAGTAAAAACAGAGCTAACATAATTGCTGGTTCCAACGGGTTTTCGGACCATACCACAACCTTTATCCAGAGAACGACTAGCCTGAGAACTAGAAACTGCCCCTAACCCATAAGGCTGAGAGGAAGACAAGAAACTAAGTTGTAGCAATCCAGATGCAATTTCTCCAGTTGCGAAAGAAATTTCATCCATGTAACTATAAGTCCAAGAACTAGATCCAGTTAAGGCCCCTAGCAAGTAAGAAGAAAACCTATTGCTCATGCTCCTAGTAATGCAAGCTAAAGATAAAGATCCCATCTGTTGCACAGAGGTATAGTTATTAACAAACTTCTCACAAGTCGAAAGATACAAAAGATTAGGGCTTACACTACTTACACCCCCAAGAATGTAAAAAGATGGATTAGAATCATAATCAAAATTACAAGCAATGGCATGTCCAGCTCTTGCTCCTAAACAAAGATTGCCAAATGCAGTGCTTGAAGACCAGATACCAATCTTAGAAATATTACTTAGAGTTGTAGTTCCAGAGCCTCCCACGCCCCCACAATGGAAACCAATCTCATTGGTGCCAGGAGAGTACATTTGGGCAGCAGCCCATTTAGTGGTAGCGGTGAGAAGTGGGTATCCAGAACTCACAACATAATTGGAATTAAGTTTCTGCCCAGTGGTTGTAGAAACCGTCCCACTTGAATCGGAACTCCCGCCAAGCAAAAGAACTATATCGGAATAAGTTTTATTTGTAGCTGCCAACCCGTACCTAGTACCTCCCGAACTAGCAAGAGTCCCTGTTTTAGATTGGGTATACAGATTATAAGTTGTGAAATTCCAGGAACTAGATGACTGAATCCCCGGATGCACAAACTTTGTGTAAAGCATATCAAGATCTAAAACAAGGATATTCTGAGATAGAACCATTCTAATGGTTTCTCTTGAAAGACCAAGTACAAATTGCTTCCTCCCACGACCAATCTCAGAATAGTACGTTGGATCAGCAAAACTTGGTGTGATTGTTTCCTGGCCAGAAGCTAAATTTCCAGCATCTTCAATAAATGCATACTTGGCGCTTTGTAAGGAAAAAGAAACAATATCTTCTTGATCTTTAGCTTGGGGAGCATAGTAATTAAGCCAGAAGAATACTCCCCCATCCGCAACGCTAGTTGGTTGCCAAGAGACAGTTGCTGACATATCAGAAAGCTGGGCTAGGTGAAAGTTGTTACATTGAAATGGGTCTACTAAGATGGTATCTGAATATTCTCCTATATATTGCCCATAGATTGCGCAGACCCGAATATACTGAGGTTTTACCTTGTTCCTTACTATGTATGAGGTATCGGGTATGAAATAAGTATTCAAAGCAGTTTGAAAGTCAGGATCTTCAGCAACTTGAACTTTATAAAGACTCGCCCCAAGGACTGGGTTCCAAGATAAAGAAATACTTCCATCAGAAACTTGAACTGAGGCTTGAAGATTCTCAACCCTCCCTAAGCCAAGAAACAATCTAGTGGGTTGGGCTGGAGTGACTGCAAGATCGGTTTCTCCATTCTGAGGAGTCTTAGATGTTATAAGTGCGTATCTTTCAACCAAAGGAACAAGAGGAATGGTGACAGACGTTTCTTCTATATTCTCATACTTAGATAGATAGTTTTGAGGAGAAACGGAGGTGGAATCTGAGAGGTATATACAGTAGGAAACTTTGCTTTTAGAATCTAGTATGGGGTCCCAGAATAAAGTTACCGTCTTAGCTTGCGTATTATAGACTGGATCTTTAAGGGAGGGAGAAGGGGGAGGAGAAATAATAGGACTTAGCATCATCGTTTTAAGATTCATCGTAATTATACAATCCCACGAATAAGTGAACAATTTCTGGGTACCTTGTAAATAGATGCTCAGTTGGAAATGAAGGTTTCCATCTGGAAAGTAACTATAATGAGGAGTAAGAATTGTAAATTTCTTATCCCCCGCAAAGTTAATAGATCCAAGAGTCTTATTCCACTCTTTGACGAATAGGGTGGCAGTTGTCTGGTTGAAAGTTGGTTCTGTGGTGTCATACATGGCATCGATAACTACGGTGCCATCTTGATTCCTACTAATATGAATCTTACTAACCGATAAAGCATACTCTTGAGGGTAGAAATTTTGCATAGAATCAGGAGATAGTTCTATTTCAATATCTGTAACTTTGTACGAGTACTCACAACACCCATTTACATAATCAAAGCTAAGATCAAAGGGAAGAATATACTCATCGTTATCATCCAGGGCAACAATCTGCGACCCTTGAGATAAAGATGAAGGTTTAGATGTGATATCTATTTGTACACTTCTAAGAGGCAACCAAGCAGAGTCGGAACTGGTTCCATCTACATAGTTACAAGTGCTGGATAAGTAACAAAACACGCTGTTTCTATGAATTGGAGTTGTTTTGGCGATTACATACGAGTCAGAAAATGGAAAATCTTCCAACAAAGAAGGCATATTCTCAAAATCAAGATTCGTAACCAATCTAGACAACTCGGTTATACTATCAATAGCTTGGCGCCTGGTAATTTCTGGTAGCTCAGCGTCTTCTCCACCACTAGCAGGAAACGGATTCGTAATAGAGAATTCTAGAAGTTGCAATTCCTGNGTTACTGGATCTTGAACAAAGATTCGATCACAGCTCTTTATTGAACCGGCAATAACATTTCCCGCTGACCCCATGGTCTCCTCAACGGTAACTCGGACAGTAGATCCAGGCTGGGGTTGTTGACCGAGAAGGCTATTGCCAAAATAGATCTTAAGATTATTTCCAGATCTTCTAACTACGTATCCCCGATCATAAGGGGACATAAGGAATAAGCTATAGAATTCTGTATATATCTCTGGTGTGGATGATCCAGGGGGGATAATAGAAACCTCTATACGTGAGGCCTGATCAGTTAGTGGAACCGAAATGCTCCAGAATTCATACGTTTGGATCTTTTCTTCTACTTGAAACTCATGGACTGTTTCTCGAACCTGTTCCACATCTACTAGGAAATGAAAGTACTTGACTCCAGTCTCTGAATTCGTTGAGTATCTGACAGGAATAGAATATATTCTATTTTGATCATGGACTTGAATAGATGCCGTATTGTTATTTGTCACGGTAATACGGCAAGAATACATAGAAAGAAACTCAACATTTGATGCATAGAATTTATGCTTTTCAGGAATAACGAAACTTATACTACTTCTACTAAACATAAAAGGAACGCTAAATAGAACCTTTGCCCTTGCCTTAGATGCTGGCTTGGGCGAATAACCAAGTAACAAAGCCAAGTTTCTTATGTTATCCGACGAAAGAGCCTTAGTAAGATAAAATTCTCGATAAGCAGACGTAGAATAAAAATTCAGGTTGCTAATAAGAACGGATATTATGTTGGTAAAGTACGCCAGAAAATTTGACTTGACCCAATCAATATTCTCAATTTCGTTCTGTTCTTTAAAGAAGTCAATTATCTGCTTTCTGATTCTATCTCTAGAAGAATAAACTAATCCATCAATTTTGTTTGCCAAGTTCTATAACCCCTCTCTCATGTAAGTGAAAAGTCCTCTTCTCTCCCCTAATTGGAAATCAAAGGGGTGTGTGTTCCCGGTAGAAATATATATAAAGTTCTAGGTCAAAAAAATATACAAAAAATAAATCTTTGTAAAGAATCTTAGACGTTTAGAAGGTAAAGACCAGAAACAGAATCGAATTTTCGATTTAGCTCTGAAACTACAGATTGGTTCTTGTCCATAATAACTAGTAAAGATTGGGCAATATCCAAAGGATACAACTTTTTAGTGTATTCTAGAAACATGTACACATCAGTAACCTGAGGTTGGATTTGCTCTTCAGTTATACTCTGTTCTGTTTCCGCCTTTAATTTTGTAAACGTAATGTTGGTTTGGGTAGAACGTTCTACACCAACAACCTTTAACAAGGGATAATTAGCACCTTCTGGTTGTATTGGATGAATACAGTACGGTTTAACTAGATCAAAAACATAAGGCTCAAATCCAAACTCAGTCGGAATAACAAAACTGGTATCTCCTCCCAGATCTTGGTATCCACTCTCTTCCGCAGACATCTGGGAATTGGTTTCCTCGATATAAAAAACAGGCACCAATAGGAACTTCTTCCATTTCAATCCTGATAAAGATCCAATCCTTTCATATGGCCCTGACATAAGAGACTGGTCTTCCCACACCGTCTTATCTATATCAATATTATAATACGTAACAAAGAAAGGAATGGCATGCTTTGCATAGTACTTATAGACTAGATAAAAATATTCTTCTATGTACTTGGAAATTGAATGGTATAGTTGCAAGTATCCAAGCTCCTTTACATAAAGAAAGAAAGAGTCTTGTTATTTCTTATTGAGTTGGTAAGAAAGTTTCTTAGAGGAAGATACTCCGGTTCCTCTTGAAATTCTTGCGACAACTGGGAGTAATTTCTTCCTAGATTTGTCTGCGAATTCCTGAATTACAAGCTTAGAAGATAGAGGAATAGAACTAACATCGAGTTTCGCAGAAAGACCAGAAATATCATAGTTTATCTGGTTGCTTAGATCATATAAGTACTGGAGAACAAACTTGCCTTGTGGGAAAATTAAACTAACTCCCTTCACTTTGTATGAAACTGGGTCAACAGCCGGTCTCCATCTGTTAGGTATGGTATGCATTACGTCAAATCTATCTACTAATTGCATATCCTTTTGAGTAATCGCATAATCTATTAAGCCTGAGTGAGCAACAATGGGATTTACTATCAAGAGGCTACAGTAATAATAATTTGGGGAAGAAGATTGGCGACCGAGGACAGAAAGCGCTAAGGATCGTTCCTCTTGAGGGATAAACATTATTAACCTAGAAGCTACAACCTTCTTCTTAAAAAAGCCTTTTTGAATTTTTAGAAGAAAGATTCCGACCTCATCTATGTAAGTGGTTGCCATTGATGTATTTTTCCTCCGCTTACTTCTTTAAATTGTACCTTGCCTAATGAAATTAAAATAAGATTCCTCGGTAATAGCCACCTTTAGATCTTTAACTTGCTTTCTGTATTCCACCGTTATGGTCACAATGAAACCTTTCCGGTTAGGCAGATAAGAAATATCAATCTTAGAAATATTAGCCCTAGAATCGAAAGCCAGAAGAGAGTACTTAATTTCTTCTTCAATGGCTGAGCGAGTATCATCATCTGCTGGTTCAAATAGATATTTGTAAAGATTCGATCCAAAACTAGGATCAAATAGGTACGTCCCCCTAGGGACAATTAATATGTTGCTCCATGAGGATAAGATGACATCTAGATCATTTATCTTTCTAAAGTCTCCAGATGGAGAAATCTGGTGAACATAGTCAACGAGAATATCTTTACGACCAGCAACATTCTTTCTGAATCGATCTAGGTCTTTAATCATGTTTGGTTCTTACTTTATGCCCTCTCTCTATCTTTTCTCAGATTGAGATTTTTGTATTTGCTTTCTAGTATCTATGATGATAGACCCAATCTTTTGTACTTAAGATTAGAAGAGTCACTCAAAGCTTTTAGTTCTGCCTTTTCTCGTTCTTCGTCCAGCTTTACTTTCAATTGCAGGATATCGTAGAATCTCTTAACTGGCATTGCCATAATATCTTCGTAAGGTTGATGAAGGAGCTCCATCATTGCAAAGATATTCTCATTGAGAACTTTCAGGTAACTCATCACGGGGTTCACTTTCTTCGAGCCCCGACCCAAATACCATCCGAAAAAACTGTGAGACTAGATCAATATTCGATACTTGGATTTCCCCACAAGCTACACACTTGCTCCTAAATTTTAATTCGATTCCATACTTACCAAATTCATCCTTGTATTTATTAAAGATAAGTTTTCTATCAGGACTGGGCAAAGAAATGTAAGCAGAAATAATATCTTCCCTTGCTGTGTACTCATCCGTGGATCCAGAATCCAAAGTCTCCACGATTTTCTCTATAACAAGGGTTTCCGTTACTAGGTCTTCCATCATTTTATCAGGATAAGCATAATTCTTGGTTGCGTCTTCTTCCATGAAAATAGTTGGTTGTCTAAGAACGACAGTTATATTTGGACTGCTCGTTAATTGAACAGAAACCCTCTTTTGTAAGATACTCATCCCAGCCGCTTCAACAGGCTGGCCTACCTTAACATTCTCATTGTAAGGAGTCACAGAAAAGGCCTCAGCCAAATTAACAGAAACCGAATAATCTTTCCCGCAAGAAGTACAAGTTAGGTCATAGTTCCTAATATCTCCATACGTCACATGATACAAACCATATAGAAGAGCATCTCGATCTTTCAAGGTAACGTTCTTCGTAAAAGCCGAGTAATCTCGAATATGATCTGGTTTCCTAACAATGCAATCCCAAAGAGTTCGGTTTAGAACTTCTACAAGTCGGTTTGGAAGTTTAAAACTTCCTTTTAATCTCTCTTCATCCTGGACCGTCATTGTCCTCACTGAGAAAGTTTGAAGAGTTTGAGGAACAATGACATCATATTCTGGATATACAAGAGTTCTAAATCCTTTAAATAGCGGCATTTTTCTAGTTTCTCCTTTCTTCTTTAT